TTGATTATCAAGAATATAGTTGAGACCTGATTTTTTCAATTGTAAGTATTTATCTTTCTTATCTTTTGTATCTTGATTAGATTCAATAAAAGATATAAAAAACCTAGAAAAATTTTCTATGGTCCTTCTTTTCAATTGTTTAATACGAACTTTAGTCTTGTATATTTGTATTAATTCTAAAAATAATTGCTTCATATTATGTTAATGTTTCTATCTAGATCTTCATTTGATGCGGGAAGTCCTTTTGTGTAAAGTGCATAAGAAAAATTATATTTTCCAGATCCTTTTGGTTGAACTCTAACTCTTATAAAGGTCTCCTCTGGAGTAAATTGTTTGAGATCTTTTGAAATATTCAAAGGATCTTTAACACCAAACCAGTACAAACCTCTTCCTCCAATTTGGATATAATGAGATTCTTTACTTGTATAGTAATCTACTATATCACTATAACTACATTTAATTTTTATTTCCGACAATGCCTCCAAATCTTGCTTCCCCCTCTTATCCCTAGGTATTTTTATAACATTCTTGAAGGGGTGGGTTTTCTCCTCTTCTAAGTATAGAGGATAATATTTATCATTATCTAAATACCACTTCTTATTAACCACCTCTGTAACTTTATATTTTCTAGCAATATTTCTCATTATTTCTTTTGAGGTATTTTCATCATCAAGTTCATTGGATTCAGTCAATACCCAAGGCAATTTATTTGGGGAGTTATCAAATTTTAAAGTTCCAGAACCAAAGGCAGCAGATAAATTTAATTTAATCTCCAATCCACTAGTACCAAAACGATTTTCAACAGTAACATCTTGTCCTGGAATTTGTTCTACATCATTAACATCAAGAGGAATTTTTCCAGCATTCTTCAATTCTTTGAATAACTTTCTCTCATAAAGTTGCCCCTTATTGAATGCCATAAAAAATCCCGTTTCCTTTATTTAGAAACGGGACCTTATTAAATATCTCCTACTTCTCGGTTCTCGGAATAATAAACATCAAAGAAACCATCTGGATATCGTTTCATCAGTTTATCAATATTAGTTTGAATAACTTGATCGAAAGAAACCTCAAGAGCAATGCAAGCTTGTGCTACATACCACATCGTATCACCAAGTTCTTTGATTAGGTGAGTGCGAGTTTCATCATTCCAGGATTTACCCTGGAATACCATTTTCTTTACGATTTCCATAAACTCACCACCTTCAGCATTAATACCAACAGCAGCAGTTAGAAGACGTTCAATATTTGCTCCTTTCTGATCTAGTTCGACCATTCGATCAGATAGTGCTACAAAATCTTTTGATGCATCAGAAGTAACAGCATCAACAAAATTTTGGTATTTGTCAAAATCAATTTTTTGTGTCATTAGAATTTTAATCCAGCAAATTTATTAGTTTTTTTAGTATCTTCTTCATAATCATACTCTTCTTCTTTACCAGAGTCAAGTATGTTATCTTGAGCACTTTGCTCACAATCATAAAGTCTCATCTTCGCACGATCAATACCAACAACAAATCGTTTATTGACCGTAGGATCATTATACCTATTCTTAAGTTGCTTAACCATAATCTGACCCATTTGTTCTAGTTCTTCAGTACTAATCAAAGCAAACATAAAGTCTGCAGTAGCAGGAAGACCAAAGGATTCAGAAGTGTCCGTCAGTTCTACATCAGAGTTGCCATATCCACTACGAGTAGTTTGAGTGGCACTGACGATTGGAACATTAAACTCCACAGCAAGACCACGGAGTTCTTCAGCAATTGCCTTTACATAAGAATAAGAATTCACAGAGAAATTTGCCTTGTATCTAGAAGAAGCACAGATATTAAGATAATCAATAAAGATAATATCTGGTTTAAATGATTTCTTCAAAGACAACTCATTGAGTAGTGATTTGAAATGTCCCGAATGTGCCGAAGCAGTAGGATATTCTTTAATGATTAACTTACCTTGAGTTTTTTTGTTAAGAATATCAATCTTCTTCTCAAACATATTTTTGGAAAGATCAACAATATCTTTGATATTTACATTCAAGAGGTTCGAGTCAATTCTTTCAGCAATCCTGTTCTCTGCCATTTCAAGTGTAATGTAGAGAACATTGCGTCCTTGCAGGAGGACGGAGCTAGCCATGTGGCACATGAATAGACTTTTCCCGACACCCGTACCAGCAAGAGCGACGTTGAGAGTCTTATTAGGTAGACCACCTTTTGTAATTTTGTTGAAGTATTCAAGGTCGAATGGTATTTTATCTTCTTTTCTGTGATAAGATTCATATCTTTCTAGGTAGTCCTGTAAATAATCATGTCCGATGTGGTCATCAAAACTAACGGCAAGTGCGTTCTGAAGAATTGATGGAATAGCATCTCGGTTTTTCTTTTCGTCCTGTCCGTCAGCAATTTTAATGCTTTCCATCAGTGCGAGATAAATTGCTTTATCTCTGCACCATTTTTCAGTTGTATCAGTTAACCACTGATCGTCAACACTAGAATCATCCAGTGCCTTTACATAATCACAAATGACTTTATAAGTGTCCTCTGTGATATCTGTCCTTTTTTCAGTTTCAATTAATACAACTTCTTTGGTGGCAAGATTGTCATAGTTAAGAATGAACTTACAAATCTCTTCAAATACTACACGTTCATGAGTGTTATCAAAATATTCATTTTTAAGAAAAGGCAAAACCTTTCTACAATAGTCCCCATTGAAAATGAGATTTCTTAGAATTGTAGTTTCAATCTTTTCCATTACCCTCCGTATAAGAATTCTTTTTGTGCTGCTTCATCCAATGCCTGCATTACTTCACCTGTGAAGTATTTTTCTGGATTTTCCATTATGGTTTTCCCATATTGCGATCCGAACGCAGTTTCGTACCTAGTCCCAGACTTTTTGAATATTTCATATTTCTCAGCCAAATCAAGAAGACCATAATACTTATCAAGACCACGATCATCATAATACAACCTTACCTCCACTGTTTTGTTTTCTTTACTAAGTCTGGACTTATGAGTTGTTGCTTTAATAATGTTTCCAACAACTTCTCTACCATCCTTTTCTTTCTTCTTAGAAAGGTAGATGATTGTAGATGCTGCATACTTAAGTCCAGAACCACCACTCATTTCTTTAGTTGGAACATAGGCACCAACAACATCATAGGTATGATTGGTGACAATCATTGGAATGTTTGCTTGACCCAGTTTCAAGGTTAGCATCCTGAAGGCACCTTTGACAAGTTGGGATTTAGTCATATCTCTAACTTGCTTTTCATTTAGTGCGTCAGTAATTTCCTTTTCAGTAGAAAGCATTCCAAGAGAATCAAGAACAAACATACAAGGACTTCTATCTTCTTCCTTCTTCTTCAGATACATATCGACTGCCTTGAGTGCTTTAGATCGAAACTCCTCAATAGTAACTACATTCAGTACAACGATTCGTTTAACATCCATTCCCCTGGATACTAGTAATGATTTGTTGATAGCAGCCTCAGTGTCAAAGTAGAGACAGTAACCATCGGGATTAGTATCAAGAAAGTTCTTAACCACTGCGAGAGAGAAAAAAGTCTTTCCAGTAGAAGACTCTCCAGCAATAGCAGTAATCTTATTCCCAGATACACCGCCAAGTACACTACCTGAAACCAGTGCATTAAAAATGTATGAACCTGTATCAACATAGTTTTCTGTTTCCTCTATATCAGATGCTAATGATGCATATTCACCACCAACTTCTTTAATTATATCCTTTAAAAAATCCATTCAATTGTCTCCTGTAAATAATAGTCTCCATAGTTTGTAATATAACTCTCGATCTTTAGTAGGTTTCAGATAATTTAATATTTCTTTCACCTCTTCCTTTTTAAGTTTTATAGTTATCATATGAAAAGTGATTCAATTGTATTTGTCTTTTCAACTCTCCATCCAATGCAATGAAGTATAATTTTCAATGGATCTAGAAAACTCTTCTCGAATTGCAAATCATAATCAACATACCTTTCCAAATTTAATTCCTTTGGGAATTTTTGAATGAATGAAATAACATTTTCGTGAATTGTATTTGGTTTCTTGAGATAGCAGAACTTTACTTTCTCTCCATTGTTGATAGTTGGATATTTTGAATCCAACTTGTTCTTCCTCACATAGTAATTATATAACAAAGAACCTCTGATATGAATAGGAGTCCTTTCTATGTAAATTGAATGTGCCGATTTATATTTCCCAAGATTATTAGCAGTTCTAGGGAATGATATATCTTCTGGAAGTAGTGAATTGAATTCCTTCTTACATTTAGACACAAAATCAATTAGATCATCCTCGGTTTTAGTCATAATGATTTTAAGAGCATCTTTAATCATTTGACGACAAGGTGCAGGAGTAGAAGATTTAACTGCTTCAATTCCCATAATCTTTAGTTTTGGTTCAGAGTATCGAACTCCTTCACTGTCCCATACGTTAAGGATATAACGTTTCTTGGCAGTCCAGATTCCACGGTCAGCAATATTCTCCCGTTTCATCTGCATCTTTTGATCGTATGCGTTCACATAGTCAGCCAGTTCTTGGTAGCAACCTTCAATATATTTTTCAAGTTCCACACTACAGATCTTATCAAGGAACGAAACAATGCTTTCAGTAGTTTTCTCTCTTCCTTGGTATATACGTTCAACCAAAGGACCCATATTAAGGTAAATAGAATCAGTATCTGAAGCAATAACATAATCAGCATTTTCAGTCTTGAGAAGTTTATTTAGATATGTATTCATTTTATTCTCAATCCATCGGATTGAAACCTGACCCGAAAGAGTAATTGCTTCAGCATTTTCAATAAGAAAATACCTGAAGTATTCATTTCCGACAGCACCATAAGCAGAGTTAAGTTGGATCTTTCTTGCTAATTGAATGTTGTTACAACGAGCAATTTCCTTTTCCAAATCTTTCGTTGGGGTCTTTTCATATTGCTGCTTTGCAGCAAGCATCTTCTTCTTGTAGATGGTTCGTTCACTATAAATTTTATCCATCAACTCAGGCAAAAATCCTCGGATGTCCTTACGATACTGGGCACCATTAGCACACACAGAATAAGGATAATCCTTTGGTATTTCGACTTCCTTATTAAGAATTTTATTCACAGAAATTCCTGGAAACTTTCCATCTACCAATGTTTCGGGACTTACATTGTATTGCATAATCAAGTGTGGATAAAGACTATTCAAGTCAAAACTCACAACATAATCATACTTTCCTGGAACTGGTTCCTTAACATATGCACCTTCATATCTTTGATCCTTTTTAGAATCTTTCTTGAAAGGTATTACTACATTTTTAGTAAGAAGGTAATTGTAGATGATTGCATCCCACATTCTAACTTGATAGAACACGTCGTTAAAATTACTCTTGGCATCATATGCCATAGTGATAGCAAGTTCAATGAGACGCATTTTATCCTCAAGTTTGTCCACAAGTTGAACGTCCTTGATGTTATACTCTACAAATTTCTGCCAATCTTTGGAATAAAATTCTTTAAAGGTATCATACTCCGAGTGGTCCAATTTATTCTGACCGAGTTCCACAAAGGCAATGTGGTCCAAACGATATGATTCTTGATTGGTATATGTAAATTTCTTATACAAATCAAGATAATCTAGAATGGTAGTTCCAGCAATATCATATCTGATTTGAGGTCTGCCATTTATAATTGCTTCATTCTCAGTTACTATTCCCCAAGTGGAAAGTTGTTTGGCAACTTTCTCACCAAGAACTCTAGAAATTCTTCTATAGAGATAGGGGATATCATAATATTCGCAATTCCATCCAGTAATAACTTCGGGACAATTATTTTCCCAATAGAACATAAATCTATCGAGGAGATCATATTCACTATTGCACTGAATGTATTTTACGTTTGGATCATTGTTTTCAAAGGATTTGATTCCCCAAGTAGTAACCTTCTTCGTAGAATAATCCTGAATGGATATTGCCAATACTTCTTCTTGGGCAGATTGAACATCAGGGAATCCAATTTCAGAAGCAACCTCAATGTCAATCGTGATTAATTTAATTTTTGAAATATCAAACTTGATAACTTCATCCCTATAGTTCTCTGTGATATATTGATTGATATATCGAGTATTTCCATAAAGTTGAAAGTTATCAATCTTTTGATACTTATCAATGAATTCTCTAATTTCCCTAATAGTTCCCGGTTTAATTTCTTCTACATAATTACCCTCAAGAGTTTTGAATTTAGTTTTTTTATTACTTGTTACATATAAGGTTGGATAAAACATTTCCCTATTTTGAAAATGCTCTCCATTCTTAAACCCTCTGGAAAGTATTTCGTTTCCGACAAGAACTACGTTGGTGTAAAAATTCATTTAATAGTTTTCAAATAAAGTTCAACTTGATCTGGTGTTGGATCTACAATAGTAAAGATTGAGTCTGAATGAATTTTAAGTTCCCTCTGGTCTGTAAATACAGGCCATCGTCTCATCTCATAAGTATTACGATCAGAGACTATCATTTGAACTGGGTTTACCAATTTACAATCAGGTTCTCCAAGATCAGATTCGGGAACTTCATGAACTTCTGATACTAAAATAGCATCATTCTTCAGAATTAGAATTTTCAGGTTTTGCATTAATTCTCTCCATATAAGAGTTTAAAATTTCATCTTTGGGTTCTAGCACAGATACTACCCAATCACACGGAATAGGAACAGAAGTGTCTTTAGAAAGAGGGGCATAA